AGGTGCGTCCCAATCAGCACAGTGATTAGAAACACGGAAGTCGATATCATCGACAACAGTCTCACCAACGGAGTACTCTTCGAAGTACTCAGACTTGCTAGTGCAAGCGGCCTCAACACGGGCCCACCACTCGGGATCCATGTTCTCCTCGATGGTGCAGTTGAAAATATAGGTGTTTCCACCCTTCGGCTTCCAGTACTGCGGGCACTCGCCCTTACCGTCCCAATCGTGGGCACCGTAGTTTTCCATGTGTTGAGTCTGAATGATCGCTTTCATAAGTATATCTCCATTTGACAAGGGCCATTATACCCTGCTGAGATGGGGTTGTACATCTCTAAGTCTATGATTAGGTTGGACTTTCTGGACGCTTGCATGTTATTGATTTTATTAGAGATTTTTTTAGATTATTTTTGTTAATTATTTACATAATCTATAATAAAATGATCTAAGTCGTTTTGGTTATTAAAAATGAATTGGATATACGGATTACCGCCGGCGGGTCCATAATGGATGATTGAGCGATAATGTGCATTGTATTTGGTACAGAGATCAGAGAGCTCACCGAGAGTGCAGTCATGAGCGCAGTCGAGTTCGTAAGTATACATAGTATCTCCTTTCGGGGTCTGCCATTCTACCACAGGGAAGCAGCCCGTTACATGCCTTGCTTAGACTTTTAAGTTATTAGCTTATAACCATGTCGTATAAGCCGTGAGGTGCATATTTCATATAAATAAAACGTGATTTGATCTCATTCTCACCATGTTTTTTTTATAAAAAACTAACTAAGGATAAAACATGGTTGAGATAGCCGCGGCGCTGTCTATGGCTAGTTCGGCCTATGGCGCTATAAAACAAGCAATAGAAACTGGTAGAGAAGCACAAGACGTTGTTCAAGTTTTTTCTCGGTTTTTTGATGCAAAAGAAGAATTAGCTGAAGCAAATGTCAGAGCCGAAACTTCATCATTCATAGGCAAAATATTTAGTGGCAGTAGTGTAGAAGCACAGGCTCTTGAAGCGACCGCTGCTCGATATAAAATGATGGCAATGGAAAAGGAATTGAGAGAATTTCTGATCTACACTGGCCAATCAAATTTTTATGAAGATATGATGAAAGAGCGTAGAGAAATTAGATTACGCAGAGCACAAGCAGCGAAAGCAGCTGCAGAAAGAAAAGCTTTTTGGATAGACGTACTTGCTATAGGTATAGGTATGGCGGTCTCTATCGCTATCATTATAGGATTTATTAAAATTATTTCATGAATACCGTATCAATACAGCCGACATCTAATTGTCAATTTGTTTACACTGTATATGACAAAAATGATAGAGTGTTAGTAATTACTACGTTTAGACATATCGCAGAGTTGTATTTAAGAAAAGGGCGGTCCGATATACCAACCAACTAGTGATTTTCGTTTACCTCTCTTGACTGGTGTTACACGATGCCACAACGAAGATTGAAATACTATTAAACTACCCTTATTAATACCATGCATTTCTTCTAAAACAAAATGACGCTTCCATGGTGTGTCAGGACCATATCTCCAAGTCAGATCTAACTCAAAGTTTCCACCCTCATAATCCTTGTCTCTTTCATTCAGCAGTAATGTAAAACTCAGTTTTCTAATATTGCCTGCCCATGGACCCTCTAAATACGGGTCATCGAATGTATCGCGATGCCAATCGTAGTACTGACCTTTAGTATATGATGTATACTGATAAGCTTGTCTATCAGTAATATTCCAATGAGTTAACTCCATCGTTTTAGCCATATCGAGAACACATTTATCAATTGTTTCATATATCTTATCGAGATCTGGATCTCTATTATCACTATCATTCTCAAGCCATGATATTGTAGAATTTCTAATGTGCCGCATGTAAGATGTTTTGCCACCTTGTGTAACAGCTTTCGTCCTTTTCTTTTTTTCTCCCGTGCGTATAATCAAATCAATCATATCATCATCGATTACATTATTCACTATCGCATATTGATTTTTATGGGGCATCAGAAGTCCTTTAGCTTGCCTTTATGATATAGATCAAAGAATTTACGTGTCATTGGTTGCCAATCTTCGAGAGGTTCATTGAATACGATGGCACCTTCGCCGCCACCAACAGCCATTAGAATTACGATGCGGTCAATATCCATATCATAATGTTCTTTGACCATTGTAGCATACGCAGCACCTTGCATAAAGTACGAGTGAATCTCGTCTTTAGATTTCCAGCGCTTAGATGTTTTAAAGTCTAGAACTGTATTCTTACCAGCATAACGACAGATTAGATCGGACGTACCAGCAGTCTTGAGTTCGTCGGAATACATTTGTAATTCGACACCATAGATCTCGTCAACGTGTTCGTCCAGATAAGGTTGGATAGTTCTGAAGGTGTTTAGCGCGATCGGATTCACGTCTTCTTTCATCTGCCCAAGAATATAGTCCTCGGCAACCTGGTGCACTGCAGTACCTGCGCGAGATGCCTGTGTTGAGATCTTGTTGGCAGTTTCCGCGCCCACACGTTTTCGCCATTCCCATATCTTCTTCCTCGATAATGCGCCAAGGGCTGACGTTACTGATGGATACTTTTCTCCATTTTCAGTAACGTACAGCCTCTTGCCGTCCTCGTTGATTCGTTTTAGGGATTTCGGTTCAAATAATTTAAGCGCAAAGCCCGAGTTCTTCTCTTGCAATGATATACTCCTTCACCAGACATGAACGTACAATATCGTTCGAATGGAATTCAATGTGTTCGAATCCATTCAGTCTGTCTATAATTTTCATAAAGTCTAATAGACCTTGTCTCTCTTGTTGTTTAGTCAAATCACTTTGGCGGAAGTCGCCGCAAAAGATGAGTCGTGCGTTATCGCCGATTCGTGTAATAAGCGAATCTAGTTCATGAAAATTCATGTTGTTTACTTCGTCTACTATGACAATAGTATTATCCATTGTACAGCCTCTGACGAAAGAAGTACACATAAATTTTACGAGGTCTTTCTCTTTTAGGATATCGTATGCGTCACCACGTCGAAACAACTCGTTACAAATTGCTCGATAAGGTTCTTCATATACTGATAGCTTTTCGTCTTCATTACCCGGAAGGAAGCCGATATCTCTAGTTGGTACCGCGGAACGTACAACTGTAATGTCATAGTACTCGCAGTCGGGGTTATTGAAAAGTTCTGACAGTGCCAAATAAAAAGAAATAAATGTTTTACCTGTACCTGCCATTCCATGAAGTAGTAAGTGGTCTCCTGAGTCGAATGCATCAAACGTCAGTTGTTGTGCAAAAGTTTTCGGAAAGATTGGCTGAAGCTTCATGCCTCTCTGTGGTACGTGTTCGTTCGAGTCTAAGATACCGTTTTTTCTTAGCGAACGACGCTGTCTCTTCGAAAGTGCCATATAACCTACTCTGTTTTTGTTATTATACTTACGGGTTAGAATGTTTCTATTGTACTGCCCCTCCCAGAAGCTTTTTTGATTGATTTTAACACATCACGAAAGCCGGCATCTGGTCTTAGATTGACACCGGTAACAATACTTGATTTATTACTAGTAATTTTCCGCGTGAGGTGCGGGTGCATTTCTAAGAATGAATCCATCTCAGAAATTTTATGGATGTGTTCTTCTATTTCACCAGATTCAGAATTAAAATATGTATATGTTGGCATGTTTTATTTATAATCTTCAACTTCCAACAATGCTTCCAGATCGTTAGATCTAAGAACATTTTTTAAATATTTTTCTTCTTTATGTTCACGATACTCATGGATAAATTCTTTCTTACTACCATCTTCGAACTTACGTTCTTCTTTACGATAGTTACTTTCTCGTTTTGATTTACTCATATTTGAACCTACCTGGAAATGCTTCCTCTACTAACTTTGATGTAATGCCTTTATATGGCAATTTCTTCTCTTTGACACCAAGCATTAGCTTAGCATCTTCTGGGTGAATACTCTCTAACATCTCAATGAATATACGTTCACGTTTGATGCTATGAATCTGAGCACTGCGTTGATTCTTAGTAAAGATATACATCTTACGAACTTCTTGATATAGTCCGCCTGTATTATCAATCATATCTTCAGCAACTTCGAACGGTGGCGCTCCCTCAGGTAGTTCGAAGACTACTCTGACGTCACACACAGCTTCTAAGATTTGCATGAAAACATTATTGCTTTCATACTCTTTCAGCTTTGCAATTTTGTTCTTTCTACCTGTTGTTTTCTCAACTTCCTTAAAGATATCACTGATTAGTTTAACTGACATTTTAAAACTCCGATATACATTCGGTTAAATTCTTGAGTTTGTATTTAATAAAATAATTAAACAACTTTGCACGAGTTTTACCACTTTGTGCCCGTACTGCCTTCATTGTTTCGTCTTTAATATCTTGTGGTACACGATCTAAATCTATCATCAGACGATTACGATGATAATTATGTTGCAATTCTTCTGGTACTTTGTTCAACAATTCATCAATTCTTTTTGCGCGCAATGGTTTTTGTCGTGCATTGGCTACAAATGTATCATCAGAACTTAACACATTTGGAATACCATCACCTGTATCGCCTTTAATAATGTGTTCTTTTAGGAATGTTTCTGGATCATTACACTTAATCCACTTCTTGCGAGTAGGATCGAACTGAGTTACATTAGAATATTTTTGCAATTGTTGAAAATCTTTATCGCCAGAGAGGATAAGGATAGGATCACCGCCGAGTTGGCGACCGTATTCATGACAAAGGGTAGCAATAACATCATCTGCTTCGGCATGCTCAACTCGGACGGTGGGGTAAGGAAAGAATTCAGCAAGCTCATCACGTACTGCATTGAGAATACGAAAGATTTCATTCCAATCTAGATTAGATTCTTGTCTATTCTTTTTGCGATTCGCTTTGTAATATGGGAAGAACTGTTTACGCCAGTTAGACGTAGCGTCGCATGCGATGACTAACTCGCCAAACTCTTTCTCAAACTTGACTTTGTTCATACGAATAGAATTGAGGATCATATGCCGTAATAGATCTTCATTCGCATTAATGTTTTTAGGTCCGCCAACCATCAAGTTAGCGAGAGCTACTTGGTTGTAATCTAAAATAATCACTGTTAAACTCCACTTATTTACTAGTATATTCTACCAAATAAAAGTGGTCTTGTACATGTTAAAAATCGAAACATAACTGTTTTTCTGATATATCTGTTACCAAATGCTTCGTATATAATTCACGTGAAAATTCTTGCAATGGATGCATTTCTTGTTGTGTTGCCATCACTAGTGAATTCACTGCCTCATATACGAGTGAAGTTTCGTATACTAACTCTATATTGTCAAAATTTAATTCATGATCATTGATCATTGAATCAATAACTGTAGCTAATAAACCACACGATATGTCATCGTGCCAAGTATCAGGCGGCATCTCAGACGCTGGAGGCCTGGTTCTTTCGACTGGAAATGTTAGTACATTATCTTTCATATGTCTATTTATCCAGTTGAATAATTAAAAACCTCTGTACTTTCTTGAGGCAATGATCGATCACCAATAATAGTAAGCATAGATTTGAGTAATGCTTCCCATTCGGGCTTTCTATTTTCCCAGCCATAAAATGTATCAACATATACTTTCGAAGGATTGACATTTGGTTTCATATCCTTATAGTTTTCGATAGTCATTTCTAACATATTATAGAAAGCAGACGCATGCATATTTTGATCTTCATGCATTTGATACATATTTGTCCAATGTGATGCTGTCTCATAGATGCCACCAAAATTAGAATGGACGCAGAGATTTTTTGATGACATTGCTTCTATCAAACTGAGACAAGAGGTTTCTTGCCATGTAGCGGGATAGGCAAAAATATGTGATTTTACTAAAGCTTCGCGTACAACATCATTTTGTTGTGTACCATGATTTGTAACACATGGATTTTTTTCTAATTCTTCAAAAATATTTTTAAAATCAGCATCTCTCTGTTCCCAACCATACAACGCAAAAGAAGAGAATACATCGAGGTGTAGATTGTCAAACTTTTCACATAGCTTATTGAAGACAGGTACTAGGATATTTAGGCCGCGATGCGGGGTAGTATGATAGATCAAATTGATTTTATCTTGAGGATCTTCTTTTTCCTCAATAATAAACGGATCAATAAAGTTACGGAGCACAATACATTTAGAGTGAGGTAAACTATAACGTGCAATATAGTTTTGCATCTGCCAATTCGATACGAATACAAACTTATGAAACTTCTGTTTGCCTGCTGGTGTCGTCAGAAATTCTGATTCTGGATCACCTGGCAAATCATGCGCCCAGAATATCCTGATTTTATCAGGATCTAATTCTCTAACACGTGATGATACTATCTGAAACTCTTTGAGAAGAGTTTGGTCGATGCGTTCAGCTACTTTCTGTGTAAGCTGCTCTGTACCGCCCATAGATTTTTCATTCGTTTCGTTGCGCTTAAACTCGCCATTAATAATCTCAGCCATTTTCTCTATCCTTTACTATATTTTCATCACGTACAGTTTGAATATGACCCCAATTGCCAGCTTTAGTTTGATTTTTATGTCTAAACAAAACTAAAGTATGATTATTATCGGCTTTACCCACAGGATAAACGATCTCTTTCGTTTTTTTAATTCGATGTACATCTAACATTATAAACCACTCTCTAAATAATAAATTAAATTGCCAACGCGGCGATTGTTTACTAGCACATGCGGCCAGCCTGTCACATCAGGGTATATTCGTTGCACTGCATCTGAGGATATATCTTCCTCGATATATAAAACTTCACATTTTATGTCGCGTTGATCAATATAATCAACTAACTCAGCGCATGGCCCGCATCCGCGGGAAGCGAATACTACTATATGATCATCACTCATTGCTTAAAATAAACACGAAGCATTTCGAGTTTGTCATGATACTCGGCTAACTTCGCCATTTCCTCTTCAATTGTTTGCATAATATCAGGATGTTCAGCAACTCCGACATTATTTTTTAACAACACTTCGATGTTGATACGATGACGAGTAATGTTAGAACTAAAATATGTTTTTAATGCATCTAGCATTTCACGTCTTTGATCAAACTCTTCTATTTTTTTCTCAGCCATTTTCCGTTTATCTTCCCACCAATAAATTGGTTATAATATTCTTCAGTTAGTAGTGCTTCACAACGAATTTGATAATCCATTTCCCAGTATGCACACTCAGTTTTAGATTCACAGAGTTGTACTAAGTATCGTTCGAACTCTGCACCATTGGCTAATTCTTCCTTTAGCTCTTTATTTGATCCGTAGTATTTTTTCCAGTCTGACTCGACTAAGACTTTCTTTTTCTTCCCTTTAACACTGCGTGTTACCTTAGACCAGAAAAACTTCTTACCGATATATTTGCGTTTAGTTTCTTTATTAATTAACAAATATACCATACCATAGAAGTTTTGTACATGCTCTGACTCAAGCGCCCAACCTTCTAATAAATGTATCCAAGGATTTTCATAACTTGCAGTAGTTAACGACGACTCCACCTTCATGGAAGATTCTTTTTGATTTGGCAAAACTGTCTGACCACCTTTGTTCGGCGCATAATGAATCTTCGACGATTACTCTACCTATACCAACTTGTACTACGCCTTTTGCACATTCGTGGCAGACAGGTAATCCATAAACATAGAGATGTGCACCTTTCAGTGAAACTCCATTCTCTACAGCATTATATATACAATTCATTTCAGCGTGCACCACGAGCTCGTACTTTGTCTCGCGATCATTAAGTCTTTCTTCTGTGTCCATTATTCCCTTCGGGAATCCATTATATCCTGTTGCAAGAATATTACGGTTAGGACCAACAGCAACAGCACCAATCTTTTTGGATGGGTCTTTTGACCATGTAGAGATATGTTGTGCTAATGCTAAAAACTTACGATCCCATGCGGAACTGATATAATCTCTCACCACTCTAACTCCATATCATCATCATATTCGAATTGCTGATCTTCTAGTGATGCACTACATATAGGGCAAAACTCTATCGGCATTTCTTCGTCATCAAAATTTGTTTGCCGTATAATCACGTCACATTTTACTTCGCATGATCGACAGTTAATTGTTTTCTTGAACATTCCCCAACCTGCTTTTAAATGCTTCGAATAATGGCATCATATCTTGTTTGTGTTCATAAATGATTTCGTTACCGAACATATTAATAACTATCAAACTCAATTCATCTTCAGTGTCTACAATTCTAGTTTCAACTTTGAATTTCGACTTCATCAGTTGTATCAGAGTTTGTATCATTTTCTTCTTCCTTAACTTCTTTTGATGGTTTTTGAAAAACTGTAGCAATAAAACATTCTTCTAACCACGCTTTTGACGGAAACTGTCTGTAGAATACATTACCCGTTGTAACTTTATAATTTTCATTTGCAAACCCGTCTTCTGATTCATCAAAATCATAATAAAATTTAGCGCTTTTTGTTCCGAACGCTTTGACATGTGGTGCATAATTATAAGTTCTAGCTATATAATTAAAAAATTCTGGATTATATGAATAAAATCCAGTTTCTATCATAGTACACCATGGCACGCAATTTAAAATAAGGCCATTATCTTTCGTTACTTCGTGAATCTTATTAAATATTCCGAGTTGATCTATAGATTTATGAGAAAAATCACAATTAAAAACTAAATCATATTCTTTATCACATTCCATAAATTCCTGCAAATTATAATAGTCATCATATTTTAAATTTAATAAATTAAATAGATGTTCTGACGAAAGCGGTGGACTTTTTATACCCAACATTTCAAAGTATTTAGAAATAACTTCAAAACTTTCGAGAGGTGAATGACTACCGAGAAAAGCCATATTAATTTTTTCACGGGGTAATGTTACAAGCAAATCCATAAAGGATTTTAAAATAAAATTATTCAAAACGAAAAGTCCTTAAATGTGTCATCATCAACATCTTTCTTAATACCACCTACAATGTAAGATGTAATTTCAGTTTCTTGTGGTGCAACTTGTACTTCAGCACCGCTAATCCATTTCTGTGTCCATGGCAGAGGATCAGATCCACCTCGTTCATTAGAGAGGCCAATTGCATACATACGCTTATTTCCTAACCACTCCACATACTCACCCAAGAGCTCTGCATTCAGACCGATCATCGAACCCTCTTTAAATAGATATTCGGCCCATGCTTTTTCTTGATCAAGTACATCACGGAAGATTTGTTTTACTTCGTCCTGTGTATCTATAGCAATTTGGGCATAGACTGGATCTTCTTTCGGCAGTAACTTAATAAGTTGTTGTGTTGATGCCATGTGTACGTTCTCATCACGCGCGATGAACTTGATGATCTTTGCATTACCTTCCATCTTTTTGAGTTCAGCAAATGCCCAACTACAGGCGAATGACACGTAGAAACGAATACCTTCAAGGGCATTGACAGCATTCAATGCGAGCCACAGATTTTTCTCGTTTGGATTATCTGCGAGATTATCATAGTATTTCGAGATAGACTGCGCGCAATCAACGATCTCTTTGATGTCTAGCATCTCGTCAAACACCTTCGATGGATCGGAATATACATTACGAATGATATGTGTATAAGATCTGGAATGGATGGTCTCGCTGAAGGCCCATGTTACGAGCCAGTTCTCAAGTTCAGGTAACGAACACAAAGGCATGAACGTCTCAACGGGACCGCGCCCTTGTACGGAGTCGAGCAAGATCTGACGCTTCAGATTGCTCGTAAAGATATGTTGCTCGTGGTCAGTCAAATTTTTAAAGTCTTTGCTATCGCGAGTAACATCGACCTCTTCGGGTCGCCAAAAGAAACCGAGCTGCTTGTCTGTCAATGTCTCGAAGATACGATAACGTTGCTTGTCATATCGTGCAATGTTTACACGAGGACCAAAGAACGCTGGTTGTGTTGTAAAATCTATTTTTTCTGTATGAAAAACTGACATTTAAGTTATCCAAAAAAGTAGTTAATAAGGCCTGAAAATAGGACGATACCGATTACACCATTCAATAGAATCAATGCTCGGTCTCTCCACATGTAGGATACAACAAACCATCCACATGCGCCAATCCATGACAATAACATGTCAATCCAAATCAATTCAGGTACACCTGATGCCCGTACTGAAATGGCTCCTAATATAATTATGCTTGATGCCCATTTAATATACCAGTCAATGGTATTTTTGGGTGTTACTGATTCAAATACTTGATCGTGTGCTTCAGCAATATCATGCAGCTCAGTCGCTGTTAGATTGCTGATCTCTTCTTCGCTTAGCGACTTTCTTTCTATGTCTATATCGCTCATTATCTTCTCTTACTCTTATATAATCTTCTAAATCTTCTTTGTATTTCTTTTCGAACTGTACATAGTCATCTTTCACTATATCTAGTTCAGCTTCTTCTTTTGTCTTGTAGCTCCACTCATCTGTATGACCTACACTCCACTTTGGTTCTGTTTCTACATGATAGTTTTGTGTACATACTTTAAAGTCTGGTGTCAGTGGCTCGTCTATCGTCAAACTAGAGTCTCGCCAAATGATTCGATTATTGGGCTGAGCGGCGAACTGACCGTTCTGCAATTGAATGATGTTAAATGATTTATGCTCAGGATCAAACTCACTAAAATTCTCGTTTAGAACGTTTTTATCTGCATGGCAATTATCTATTGTAAACAAATATTCACCTTCATGAAACTGTTTATCTTTGCCGAAAAACTTACAACTTGACAGAAGTGGTTTCTGGATAACAGTTATATGATAGTCGAAGCAATCCCACAGTTGTAATATATCAAGTGGCAGATCGTAATCAAGATCTGTCTTCCATACAAATGCAGAAAGAGGTAGCTTATCGAACAATGCGCCATAATCTGTAAGCAGTGTTTCGAAGTAAAGTGCTTTACCAGTTACAGATTTGACTGATGTCCAAACACCAGGTGTAAACTCGCCATGGCCATATTCGAGATCATAGAGATACTCTTTACGAACCATGACTGGGATTGGTGGTAGATTATGTACTAAAAATGCCATTAGATTTTACATGCGTCACAATCTTCCGGACTACTCAGATCACAGACTGGAGCTTGTTCTTCGACAGGCGGATCGCGCTCATCGGTAATTTCGCCGGCTCCATCATAAGTATTATTGTAATAGAGTTGTTTGCCTCCATATTTGTAGAACATTAACATATGCTGCATCATCAATGACAGCGGAATCTTCTCTTCATCGTAATGCAAAGGATTATAACTTGTGTTTACGGAAATGCCTTGATCAATAAACTTCTGCAAAACAGCCATAATCTTAAGATAACCTTCAGGAGATTTTTGATCCCAAAGTAAATCATACTTATTTTTCAATCGACCAATCTGCGGCACAACTTGCTTCAACACACCATCTTTAGATTGCTTTACAGAGATAAGTGAGCGAGGTGGTTCAACACCATTCGTACTATTACTAATCTGCGCAGACGTCTCAGCTGGCATCAATGCCATCAGTGTCGAATTGCGTATGCCTACTTTTTGTAATAGATCGCGCAACTCGTCCCAATTCATCTTATAATTAGGCTTTGCCAACTCATCGACAGTGTTCTTATAAGTGTCGATAGGCAATGTACCATCATGATACTTGGTTTCGTTTGACTTCAAACATGCACCTTTTTCTGCAGCGAGTACAGCAGAAGCTTGAATCAAATAATATGACCATGCTTCTGCATATTCGTGTACAAGTTCGAGGTTTGGTTCTTGATAATTTGTATCGTTTTTAGCCAACCAATGTGCAAAATTAACGATGCCAATTCCTAATGGCCGACGATTCATAGATCCAACTTCTGCTGCTTTGACTGGGTAATTTTGATAATCGAGTAGTGCATCGAGTGCTCGTACGGCCAGTTCGCATGGCAATGCAAAATCTGCTGGTTTCTTGACATTGCCCCAATTGATAGCTGCCAGAGTACATAGACTGATCTCGCCATTCTCGTCGTGCAGATCATTGAGTGGTGTAGTGGGAAGATTAATTTCGCAACAGAGATTCGACTGACGAATTGGAGCTAGCTCTTTCTTAAATGCTCCATGATCATTTGCGTTATCAACATTCATCAAATAGATACGACCGGTGTCCTTTCGCTCTTGCATAAACGCGGCGAAAAGATCTCGCGCAGGCACAGATCTCTTCATAATAGATGTCTTGCGTTCATATTTCTCGTACAGCCCACGAAACTTATCTACATCAACAAAAAATGCTTCATACAGATCGGGACATTCATGCGGAGAAAACAATGTAATATTCTCACCTTTTACAAGCCGCTCATACATGACTTGATTAAATTGTACACCATAATCCATGTGTCTTACACGATTTTCTTCTGTACCTTTATTGTTTTTCAATACTAAGAGATCTTCTACTTCGTAGTGCCAGATCGGATAGTATACGGTTGCTGCCCCACCACGGACACCACCTTGACTGCAACTTTTAACAGCACTTTGAAAGTACTTAAGAAAAGGAATGATGCCAGTATGAGAAGTATCGCCATCGCGGATAGCGGAACCGAGAGCGCGAATACGACCAGCTCCAACACCGATACCGGCTTTTTGTGAAACATATTTAACGATCGAGGATGCTGTTGCATTGATTGAATCCAGTGAATCATCTGCCTCTATCAGTACGCAAGAGGAGAATTGACGTTGGGGCGTACGTACTCCCGCCATAATTGGTGTAGGCAAACTAATATCAAAATTACTGAGTGCATTATACAGCTTCACAACCCATTCAAGTCTGTCTTTTTCATAAGCATGAAAAAGTGTCATAGCAATACACATCATTGCCATTTGTGGAGTTTCGAAAATCTCATTTGTAACGCGAGACTTCATCAAGTATTTGCCGCGCATCTGTTCCATTGCAGCATACGTCAAGGCAAAATCCCGGGAATGGTCGATTTTTGTATCGAGAAATTCGATATCTTCGCGGCTGTATTTGTTCATCAATACACCGTCATAACGACCAAATGAAATTTGTTCAATAATATGTTCTACTAATGTAGGTGGTTCGAACTTACCATAAACTTCTTTGCGAAGCCCGTAATTAATTAATCGGCCGGCCACATATTGATAGTTTGGTGTTTCTTCTGAAATAAGATCTGCGGCGGCTTTGATCAATGTTTCTTGCACATCAATCGTTTTAATATTATTATAAAACTGAATATGTGTTTTGATTTCTAAATCAGAAACTGATACACCATTTAAACCGTCGCATGCAAAAGACGCGACGCGATGAAACTTTTCGAGGTCTAATGCTTCTTTGTTGCCGTCTCTTTTCGTTACAAAAATTTCCACTAGATAACTCCGCGTTCATGCAGTTTTAGACGATTAGCGAGATGTGCCTCTTTAATGTCTTCCTTACTTAAACCAAAATAAGGAACTGCGTGACCTTCGCGGATCATAATGTCTCCTAAAAACATTACACTATCTGTCTCATGATCATATACTTCAAATTTACCCAAAATACGGCCGAATTTACCCTTTGCATCATCACCAGGTTTTTCGGTAACAAGTACTGCATTAGTTCCTACTGGCAATTTACTTTCTACATATTTCTTAGCCAATAAACCAAATTGTTTTTCAACTTTATCTCGAGTACGAGATTCTGGTGTATCAATACCGTGAATACGAACTCTTTCGTTGTGTTGCCAGATCCCAAAACCGAGATCAATATCTACATCGACAGTGTCGCCATCGACTATCCTGCGAATTTTGCAATTGTATCTAAACATTTTCTTTAAAAGCACCCCATTTTTGAACGTAATTTTCTGCTAAATCTTCTGCATAGTGTACATTGTGTTTTTCTAACAATTCGGTACGTGCAAGAATCCAGCGACCATAACCCCACGCTTTTGTTTCTTTCTCGTACATATGTACTCCATAATGATACTTATCTTTGAATACTTCAGCCTTACGAGCATTGTCTTCATTGATAAATGTCGATATCAAAAGATGATTCATATTCTTTTCCACGCAGTGTAATGTATTTTCGCTTCGAGTCCAGAGGATATATTATCTCTTAAAACGTCGTTGATGTACATAGTCTCGGACGATAAAATCATGTCATTCACATCTTTCGATTTGATTGACTCTGGGAATATGACCACCTTATATCCTTTATCTATTGTCTTCTCAATTTTAGCACATGTTTCAATTGATCGTGGTTCGTTATCGTAAACAAAAACGCTGTTTTCATTCACTAAATCCCAATCAATAGATCCACCAGCCATTGCGATTGAGTTATCTACAAACATCGAATCAATTGGACCTTCGAGAATGTAGTGAGTTTGTGAGCGATCACATGTATCTAAGCCAAAGACTTTAGACTTCTTTGTGTCGATCATTATTGTTATATACCGTATGCCATCTTTACGAAATGATCGTCCTTGAAATCCGAAGAGGTTTTTATCCTCATCGAGAAACGGTATAATGAGACGTGGTTCATCGTTATCTAACGTATCAAACTTTCCTGGTATCACGCTGTTAACGAATTGCTTAAACCGCGGAGCATAGAACAGCTTAGCATGATACGGTGTAGGAATTTGTCTCTTGTTTATATATGCCTTTGCGGGATGATCGTGAGGCAATTGTGAGATTTTTTTGAGATTTTTTAGCTCGCTAGACTTAACGAACTTGGGAGGTTTCATCTTAATAGCCAGTACTTCGGCCTCTGACTGCTTTCGATCTACTACCGGAGACAGATTATCGGATATTTTTTCGCGGATGAATTCCTGATATACTATTGGATCGACTAACTCAAGGAGCTTATCGATACCCAAAGTAATACTGCAATTATGACAATGGTACAAAAATCCGCCATCGTCTTTTGGAAATATCCAACCACGTGCTTTGTACTTATTTTTTCGGGAGTCTCCACAAACGGGGCACCTAAAATTATAATGTTGAGCTTTTACCCTCTTAAATCGGTCTAATCGGTTGGAGATGAGACCAATATACTTTTGTTCTAACCACATAATATAAACCTGAAATAGCTATAGAGCTATTATAACCATTTTTCAGGTTTTGTACATGCTATCCCCAAGGCAAGTGTTGAGAGGATACAAGTGCTACGACTGCTGTTACACCTATCCAAAATAATCTATTAATAATTCTAATAGTATAGGCATTATCATCTACTTTTTTCTCTATATCATCTAACTTAGCTGAGAAACGATTTAATCTTTCAAAATTCGAATGATTGTTTTGTTCAATAGCAATCAATTTCTCTTCAGCCCGCGCTAAAGAGATCATCGCATCACCTAACTTATCGATTTTTTCTTCGATGCGATCTAAACGTTTTGTATGTGTCTCAGCCATTATTAGCCCTTAAAAATACGTTTGCGTTTACCATTGATTTCAATGTAGTTACGCGTGATGAATTGTGTTTTCCTTTTTTTCTTTTTCTTTGGAAATGCTTGAGCATCATCGCCCATTCCAGGACCCATGGTTGTATTATTAGTAGGAACAACTGCTCCGTCCTCTACTAATAATGTAGCCTCTTTCATATAGTAATTCAAACATTCTTCTAAATATTCAATATCATCAGGATCTAAATTTTTTTCTTTAAGCAATAATAAAGCTGCGGCAAATGACGCTATACGCGTCTTGCCTCCAGGAATTTTACCTAGCAGTTTTTTCAGGTTAGCTACTAATCTATCAAAATAACCAAACGATTTTTCTTGCTCAGGCGTTCTGTCTGCCTTCACAACAATAACTTTACCGTTTTTGTCAATTAGTCCAGTTTTGTATGCATCCCATTGCTCAAAAGGAGTTACAAGTCTCTTTAAAAACATATAAATGGCTGCTAAATCGATAGCACCTTTTGCCACTATAAACTCCTTAAGATTTCTGCTATTTTTAAATCTACTTTAATCATATCTGACTTTATATGACACCCTTCATATTCTATATTCATTACCGTATTAGGCATATATTGTAGAAATAACAAGAAAGTTTTTAAAATACCCCAATGCTCTTCATCAATCTTATAAAATAGCATGCGCGTAGCAGCCTCATGATGAAATACATTATATAGTGTAATAATGTGATTTAAAATCAATCTTTCTTTTAGTTCATTTTTTTCTACATATCGAGAAAATAGTCGCTTTAGATATTTGAATCTCTTCAAATCATCATAAAATTCTTCGATATCATATACTGTATTTGTGTAACTCGCAGCAGCATAAAGTAAAAAACTAGACTCATTCAATGGTGTCATAATAATCTTTTATTGATTAACTATCAGGCATAGTGGCGTCGTCAGCTGTACCAGTAGTATTAGCGACATCCAAAGTAGATGTATTAGCAAAATCAGTTGCATCGCCCGTAATACCAGCGCAAGCCAAAGTCTCGTGAGTGACTCGGCCTGAACGGCCACCAGTTCCAGTCGTGACCTTTACCCAACCGGGAGGTACACTACCTTTACCATCACCTCGAGCAGCTTGTGATTCAGCATCACTGACACCGAATACCTCAGTACCGAACAGATCTTGACCTGATTCACCAGTTTCAGCTTTCGCAGTAAACTTAGGCGCATCTGATTTCTGGTCTCTTTTACCGAATAAAGACATTTCTTATTCTCCGTCTTAGTGTTAAACAGTTATTTATTAGTCGTCATCCTTGACAGCTTTCTCTTTCTTAGCTCTCAACTTCTTGAAGTCTTCTGCATCGATGTCATTATCGTCATCAACGTCAAGATGTTTTTTCTGTGCAGGAGAAAGTTCTTTCTTCTCCGCTACAAAATCCTTAAATTTCTTCATGATTTTTTCTCCGTTTGTTTCATTGCTTTACGTGCAAGATGTTTGGCAATGTTTTGCTTCTTAATAGTATTGCCATATTCATCTTTGCGTTCGGCCGGAGCTTTTTTCCAACCAGAATCTTTTTTCCATGAATCAGTCTCTTCAAATTGTGCACTCTTATTATTCTTACGATAATGATTCAGCGCTTTAAAGGCATTGTCTTTGTGTACTTGTACTTTGCCTTTTTGGCCACCATGTGTAACATAGCTGATTGTCTGATGATCTTTCTTTTGTTTTTCTTCAGGCAACTTCCGCTTATAATTAGTAGAAGGATGCTTAGGGTTCAGACCTTTCTTTCGCGCTTTCTTCATTGCCTTATCTTTGTCAGTTACACTGAGAGCATATCCTTTCTTCGCAGAACCTGGATCGTTCTTCTTATTCATATCAGAACGCTCTTTGGCTTTCTTTGACATATAAGCACCAGCTTTGCCACCACGTAATGCAGCAGTCACACCACGACCAAATGCATCTTTACCTTTGTATGCACCTTCATCGACTTGTGTTTCTTCTTCGCTTACCTTTGACATACCGCCACGATCATTCTTGACCCAACCTTTTGCCTTTAACCGCTTTTCACGTTCGGCTTGTGCTGCAGCTTTTGTATCAGCATCATATTTCTTCTTCGCAGCGGCCTTAAACATTCGACCGTGTGCTTTCCGAGATTCGGGCGACATTGCTTCT